GGCCGTCTTAGGTCTCATTGATAGCAATTGAACAAAATGATATTTTTGTTCAATTGTACTATTATCACCTTATCGGAGGTGATTTTTTTATGCGTCCTCGTTTGGTTCGCTATTACGGCCCAGATTATGACAATCTGAAACACGGCCATGTTTACCAAGTTCATTGTCTCTATTCCCATGGCTTCATGCTCATTGATGACCACAACGAAAAGGCATATGTCTATGCCGGAAATTGTGAGGTGCTATGAGTGCCTTGTTATCATCCCATTTACGCCGTCAGGATTGGTACTAAGGAAAACGGAAAAGCTGATTTGAAAATGCTCGGCTATACCCCGGATGACCGTGAAACTTATGTTGAATGGCATAACCACCGTTATCCTCGATCCGCTCTCGTTCCTCTGCCCTGTGGTCAATGTATCGGATGCCGTATTGACTATTCAAGGCAATGGGCAAATCGTTGTTTGCTCGAACTCAAATATCATGATTCCGCTTGGTTCTGTACCTTCACGTATGACGATGATCACGTGCCTCGTACTTATTACCCTGACCCTGAAACCGGTGAAGCTATCCCCGCTCTGACCTTACAGAAGCGTGATTTCCAACTTTTGATGAAACGTATTCGGAAGAAATTCGATAATGATAAAATCCGTTTCTTTATGTCCGGTGAATATGGTTCGCAGACCTTCCGCCCCCACTATCATGCTATTTTGTTTGGTTTGCATCTTGATGATCTTCAGCCCTACAAAACCGTCAAGGAAGGAGGTGAATTTTACACTTACTACAACAGTCCCTCGCTTCAAGAGTGTTGGCCTAATGGCTATGTTGTCGTTGGTGCTGTCACTTGGGAATCCTGTGCATATACCGCCCGGTATGTAATGAAAAAGCTGAAAGGAAAGGAAGCTAAGTTTTATGGAGACCACAATATTCAGCCTGAGTTTACACTCATGTCCCGAAAGCCTGGAATTGCACGTCAGTATTTCGACGAAAATCCTCACTGCGTTGAAAACCAGTATATCAACGTTTCTACGCCGAAAGGCGGTAAAAAGTTCAAGCCGCCGAGGTACTACGACAAACTCTTCGACATCGAATGCCCAGAAAAGTCCGCAGAGTTAAAAGCCCTGCGTGCTAAGCTGGCCCAACAGGCCATGGAAGCCAAATTGTCTAATACATCCCTCGACTCTTATGAGTTGCGAGATGTTGAGGAAGAGAAACAGTCCAACCGACTAAAATCTTTAAGGAGGAATTTGTAATGAAAATGCCCAAGCGAAAAGACAAGCGTGTGTTCAATCGAACTGCCGCTAAGTCTAAGAAAATTAACATCGCTCCCAAAATCTTTCGTGGAGGTATCCGGCTGTGATTCGTCTTATTTTAGATGGTCATGTTGTTTGTACCGGCCCGGATTGGATGCTACACCATTTTATTGAAGATGCTGTGAAGCGCTTCCCTGACTTGAGTTTTACTATTGAGGAGGTAAAATAATGATTACCGGTATTTATGCTATCAAGGACGCTAAGTCCACGTTCATGCCCTGCACCGTTGATGTAAACGATGCTACTGCTATTCGTAACTTTGAGCATGCTGTGTGTCAGAAAGATTCTATTCTTGCTTCCCATCCGAACGACTTCGCCCTTTTCAAGGTTGGCGAGTATGACAATGATTCCGGTGTGATTTCTCCCGTGTTCCCGCCTATGCAACTGTGTGACGCTGCCCAGTGCCTTGTAAAGGAGTGATTCGATGCAGTTTAAAACCCAGTACGATGCCCGTGACCGCATTTTTTCTGACCCCGGTTCTCCTGAACATATTACCTACGCTGGTCACTATGACGAAAAAGGCCGTGTTGTCCTCGAAGAGTCTGGCCGTGAGAACATTTACGACTTTATCCAGTCCCACGCTGAAAGCTGTGATATTCACGTCCTCATGAAGCGCTATGTCAACGGCGATGTAGACGCTTTGTCACAGAAGCAGGGTTTCTATGGTGATTTCCTCGACTTCCCCAAGACCTATGCCGAAGCCCTCAATCACATGAACGAAATGGAGCGCCAGTTTATGGCTCTGCCTGTGGAAACTCGTGAGAAGTTCGGCAACAGCTTCACGGAGTTTCTCGCCGCTTCTGGTGAAGCTGATTTCCTCGAACGGCTCGGTATCAAGGCCGAAGAGCCTAAAGAGGTTACTACTGCTATTCCTCAGGTTGAAACTAAGGAGGTTACGAAAGAATGAACAGAAATACCGAATCTCATTTCAGTTTGTCCCCTCATGTGGACATTTCCCGGTCTCGTTTTGATCGCTCCGCCAGCTTGAAGACCTCGTTTAACGCCGGTGACGTAGTCCCTTTTTTCCTCGACGAAGTTCTTCCCGGCGACACGTTCTCCGTCGATACCTCCAAGGTTGTCCGCATGCAGACTTTGCTTACCCCTATGATGGACAACGTTTATCTGGATACCTACTATTTCTTTGTCCCCAATCGCCTTGTGTGGGACCACTGGAAGGAGTTCTGTGGTGAGAATACTGAAAGCGCATGGATTCCGCAGACTGAATACACTATGCCCCAGATTACAAGCCCAGCTGGTCAAGGATGGAGTGTTGGAACTCTTGCTGACTATTTTGGCATCCCAACTGGTGTTGCTGGTCTCTCTGTGTCTGCTCTTCCCTTCCGGGCTTATGCTCTTATTATGAATGAGTGGTTCAGAGATCAAAATCTTCAAGATCCTCTTGTTGTGCCTACGGATGATAGTACCGTGGCCGGTGTGAACACTGGCACATTCGTGACAGATGTCGCTAAGGGCGGCAAGCCCTTTATCGCCGCCAAGTATCACGATTATTTCACTTCTGCCCTTCCTGCGCCGCAGAAAGGTCCTGATGTTACAATTCCTGTTGCTTCTGCGGCGGAATATGCCGTTGTACCTCGTCCTACTCTTGTTGATAAGTCTTTGGCTTTCGCTACGCCTATGGAGGCTTATGACAAGTTTGGCACTTTTAAGGGTGTTTACGCTTCTGAGCGTTCTACATCTTCCAGTTTTGGTTCTGTTTTGGTGTCTAATGCTGCTGATGCTGATGGCGGTATTGTTCCGGCTAATCTTTGGGCTGTTGGTACTGGTGAAGGTCAGGCCGCTACCATTAACCAGCTTCGCTTGGCTTTCCAGATTCAGAAATTCTATGAACGTCAGGCCCGTGGCGGTTCTCGCTATACTGAAGTTGTTCGTTCTTTCTTCGGTGTAACGTCCCCGGATGCTCGCTTACAGCGTCCCGAATATCTCGGCGGTAACAGAGTTCCTATCAACATCAATCAGATTGTCCAGCAGTCCGGCACGGAATCTTCCGGCACTCCGCAAGGTACGGTTGTTGGTCAGTCTTTAACCACGGATAAACATTCCGACTTTACGAAGTCTTTCACGGAGCATGGTTTTATCATCGGTGTTATGGTTGCCCGTTACGATCACACCTATCAGCAGGGCTTAAACCGCCTTTGGTCTCGCAAGGATAAGTTTGATTATTATTGGCCCGTTTTCGCTAACATTGGTGAGCAGGCTATTAAGAACAAGGAAATCTTTGCACAAGGCAATGACAAGGATAATGAGGTTTTCGGTTACCAAGAAGCTTGGGCCGAATATCGTTATAAGCCCAATATGGTTACTGGTGAAATGAGGTCCGCATATGCTCAAAGCCTTGATGTTTGGCACTTGGCTGATGATTACAAGCAGTTGCCTACTCTCTCGGACGCATGGATCAAAGAAGATAAATCTAACCTTGATCGTGTTTTGGCTGTCACAAGTAGTGTTTCTAATCAGTTTTTCGCAGATATCTTTGTGAAGAACTATTGTACACGGCCTATGCCCATGTATAGTGTCCCCGGCCTCATTGATCATCACTGAGTTATAGAGGGGGCTTTTGCCCCCTCTTGTTTTTTCTGAAAGGAGTTGTTATAATGGCATTTGGTACTACTACTTCGGCTTATGAAATGGATGGTGTTGGAGCCGTTCCGGCTGTCAACCGTGCCGCTGATCAGATTGCCGGTCTGAAAGGTGTTGCACAAGCCAATAGTGCTTTTAATGCAGAGCAAGCCAGAGTTCAACGTGATTGGACAGAGCAAATGACTGCTAAACAGATGCAGTTTAATTCCGCCGAGGCCGTTAAAAATCGTCAGTGGCAAGAAATGATGTCTAATACTGCCCATCAAAGAGAAGTCCGTGACTTGATGGCCGCTGGTTTAAATCCTGTTCTTTCTGCTATGAATGGTAACGGCGCCGCCGTTGGTTCTGGTGCGACCGCTTCAGCGTCCCTTGGGAGCGGTTCTAAGGCCGATGCAGACACTTCCACGAGTGGAGCAATAGCCAACTTGCTTGGCTCCATCCTGAGCGCTCAGACGGCGCTACAGAGTGCAAATATAAACGCCCGTACTCAGGAAGCTGTTGCAGACAAATACACCGCTATGGAGCATATTGTTGCTCAGATTGCCGCCGCCGCTGGTATTCAGCAAGCTGGTATTCATGCCGGTGCTACTCGAGACGCCGCCGCTATGAGTTCTTCCGCTACTCGATATGCCGCAGGTCAATCCGCTTTAGCGTCTATCTTTGGTTCTTCGGTTAATTCTGCCGCAACTCGGTATTCTGCGGATCAACATTTGTCTGGTACTAAGTATGGAGCTGATAAGTCCTCGGATGCTTCTAAGTATGCTTCTGATACCAATTGGGATATTAAGCGTACTTTTGGTAATGGTGACAAGTCCTCTCTTGCTGGTATGTTGGCAGAATCTATCTATGGTTTATTTGGCGGTACTTACCGCAAAGCGAAATGAGGTGAAAATATGGAAAGTATCATTATGATTATTTGTTTGACTGCTGTCATGTTTCCTTTTTTTGTTCTCCTTAAGAAGCTCATTGATAAACTCTAAAAACAAAAAATTTCTTTTTTAAAAAGCGGCGCCAGCCGCCAAAAGAGAGCCACGGTCTAAACGCCGTGGCTCTCCGACTGTACGTCCATTTACAATAGGCGTACACTCAGCACAGTTAACTCTCTTGATGTTAACTGTGCTGAGTGACACCAAAGGTCACTTTGCGTGTCATGTAGGAGTTGATTGCACATGTCTAGAACGTATGCAGTATTTCAAGATAAAATGTTTAGTAGGAGACCCCCGTAGGATACAAGTTCCTAAAAAATAATAGATAATAAAGCCTAAAATTTAATGGTAAATTGAAATAGAAGTATATTTTTGGTTTCGTGCACATTTGTGCATTTAGCCCAGAACTGGGCCGAAATCTTTAGTAAATAAGCAAATTGATATTTTTGTTCAATTGAGGGGAGGGTGAGCCAGGGAGGGGGGTGACAGTTGTTTTGACAAAGTGAACGTCTCCCCCGCTTAGGCGCTTTGCCCTCTTTTTACGCTTGCCATACACGCACCGTCAGTATTTCTTGGGAAAATTCGCCTTTCCTAATTGCCAGAGATATTGGTCGATTTCCTTTACAATATATGATTGCAATACATATAGTTCTGTCTGCGGTTTTGAATCGAATGAGCAGACAACCACTGCCTGTGTAACCATGATCTCTCCCGCAAGCTCATTTCGCAGGCTCCTCTGCCAACGCATGAACGTGCTGTAGCCGATTCCATGCTCCCGGCACCATTGCCGCTTTGGCATACCGCTTCCGTTGTACGCTTTTATGATTTCGATACATCTCTCTTCCTTCAGGGTTTGAAACTCGTCCGGCATTCCTGAGACCTCCTTGAGGCTTTTGGTACCGATGGGGCTTTTGATACCTCGGTCTCAATTATCTCATCTCTACTTTGATCTTGCCAGACGGTGGATTATGAGGCGCTTACTCTGAGGCCGGGTGGCCATCATTGATTCCAGCGGCGCAAAATGTGTCCCGCTTTTTACAAAAACAGCCGCAGTTCACAGCAAACAGCTCCGGTCCCTTTCCGTAAAAGGGACCGGAGCTGTTTTTTTGCGTCACTTCATGGAGCGTGCCAGGAACGCGGCGATCTGCGCTCTCGTGCAGGTGGCGGTGGGGTCGAAGCGGCCGCCGCCCACGCCGGTGGTCACGCCGTTCTCCACGGCCCAGGACACCGCGCTCGCGTAATAGCTGTCAGCGGAAACGTCGGTAAACGTGGCCTCAGTCGCAGGAGCGGGTTGGCCCACGGCCCGCCACAGCATCGTCACCATCTGCGCGCGATTGATGGCGGCGTTGGGGTTCGCACCGTCGGAAACGCCCTTGTCCTTGGCCCAATTTTGAGCGTTCTCGTACCAAGTCGCACCGCCGCTCAGGTCCGCGTCGTTCTGACGGGCCAAAATCGTCCACAGCTGCGCCCGGGTGGTGGAGTTGTTGGGCGCGTAGATCGTGGCAGTCATGCCGTTCACGAGACCACGGGCGCTGACGAAATCGATGGCGTCCTTGGCCCAGTGGTCTTGCGTGTCGATAAAGCCCTTGGAGTTGTCGATGATCTTCACCGTCGCGCTGCCGTCCACGGTGAGTTGGATGCCGTTCTCCGTGGGAATGGAATCCTTCAAAAGTTCCTCCGTACCGTCGGGATGGACAAGCACCGCCACCGTGCCGGGCTTCACGTTGGAAACAGGAATTTCCACCTTCGTTTCGCTTGTGCCCTTGGGCAGTTCCACCTTGACGGTGGGGGCGGTGCTGCTGTTGCGGGAAGCCTCCACCTCCACGGGAGCCTTCACCGCCTCGCCGTTCTTCTTGGCATCCTCCACGGCCTTGCCGCTGAGGGTGGTCTCCGCTACCGTCTTGCTCTCGCCGTTCTCGGTGGTAGTGACGGTCGTTCCTGTGGAGCCGTTGGCCGTGGTGGTTTTGGTGGTCTCCGTGCCGGAGGTCACGCCGTTTTTGTCGGTCTTGGTCTCCGACTTCGTTTCAGACTTCGTCCCGTCCTTGGAGGTGATGGTCTCGGTCTTGCTTTCCGTCACCGTACCATCCTTCTTGGTCTCGGTCCGGGTCTCGCTTTCGACCTTCGAGCCGTCCTTGTTGATCACGGTCTCGGACTTTGTTTCGGCTTTCGTTCCGTCCGGTTTCGTCTCCGTTTTCGTCTCGGTCTTGGTTACGGAGCCGTCCTTGCCGGTGGTGGTCTCCACCTTGGTGCCGTCGGGTTTTGTGACCGTCTCCACCTTCGTACCGTCGGGCTTGGTGGCGGTCTCAGGCTTGGTGGGCGTCGTGCTGCTGGAGCCGCCGCCACCACCGGAGGAAGAACCGCCGGAACTGCCGCCCGTAGAGCCGCCGGGCTGAGAGGGCGTGGTGCCGTCGGTCACGGTGACCTTGCAGGTGGCGGATTTGCCCGAACCGTCCGCCGCGGTGGCGGTGATCGTCGCGGCACCTGCCTTGACCGCCGTCACGGTGCCGTCAGGGGCTACGGTGGCAACATCCTCGTCAGAGGACGCCCAAGTCAAAGCCTTGATGGCGGCGTTCTCAGGCGCGACCGTGGCGGTCAGCGTTTCGCTGTTTCCAACAGAAATCGAAGTTTCCGCCTTGTTAAGCGTAATTTGGGAAACAGGGACGATCTCGGGCGTGACGGTGCGGACATAGCCGCAGATGTTGCAGGTCGTATCCGCATCATCGTCGTAGATGTGCGCCGCTT